AGCCCGCTTGTGCTTGTGATCAAGATTAAGTGAAGTTTGTTTGTTTGTTTTATTGATTGCTTGGTATTAAGTGCTCCAGTTTATAAGTCAACAGACTTTAAATTTTGTTATTTTATTTAGTTATTTATTTATTTATATTTAGTGTTTATAATAGTTAAATATTTATCTTTGTTTCGTTGGTTTATATTAAATAGGTCACCTCCCAGCCTCCAACTAGCTGTGGCAACTCGTTAATTAAACACTGGGTTGGCTTTTCCCATAGCAATTCATTTATTAAATCACCTTCTTAGATTAATTTGGCTAGTTTGTTTTGAGTTGATTTTGAGCGTTGCTGGTGTGTTGGTTGTATCTCCTCTTGTTGTTCAATGTCAAATTCATCTTCTTCAGGTTGTTCTTGAGTTATCGGTAATTTTGCCTTCTTGAGTATGTATATTTTTGGTGGTTCTGCTTTCACTGCTTCATTTCTTCTATTGTTGGCTAATTGTGTTGTGTAATATTCTTTTGATGCGCTGTAATGTGTGAATGGTTGTTGTGAGGTTCCTTGGCTTGACTCCCCAATGTATACTGTTACTGTTTTGTCTTCTTGTCCTATTATAGTTCCAAAGTTTTGGTTTATGTTGGATACCAATAAGGCTGTGTCTGCTTGTTGTATTCTCCAGCTTCTATTAGTTGTGAATGTGTTTACAGGTATATATATGTCATAGTGATCATCAGCCGCAATTATATATGCCGAGTATCCTTGATATCCTAGTCTTATCTCCGATGTAGTTACTCCATTGTAAGTTATCACTTGCTTGTTTATTGATCTTGTATTGCTGTTCTTTGTCACTGATGTGAAAGCCCATATTGGTGTGGTTTCATTAATCTCTATTGGTGTTCCATTGTACATGGGTATTGGTTGATCTCCTTCGCCTTCCTCTACATCAATGTAAGCACCAAATGGTATCTCAGAGTTCGGGTTGATATTTATGATTGTGTTGTTCATGTCCATCTTTAATTGCTGATAGGTTATAAGTCCTGAGTTGTTATATGTATTGATACTTCCAATGGGGTTCTTGAGTTCAAAGCTCCATGTCACATAAAAATATCCTGGTGTGACACGCTGATTGTTTGTGTTCTTGCATCCTATTGCTAGTGCTACAAATATGAATGGATTTGATGTGGTTGAAAATTCTCCTCCCATTCTGTAGAGATTAAATTGTAAGTTGGTCTTGGGTCGTATTTGTGTAGTGTGTGGTACGTAACATTGTGTCATAAAGCCGCCGTTAGATGTTCTCAGTGATTGTTGTAAATTATCGTTGTCTATTCCATCATCCCATATTGTTCCGCCTATTACATTTCCTTGTTGTGTTACCGCACACATTGGGATATAAGTGATTTTGAATATTATTGGCCTATAATTTTGGTAACCAGATGCTAAGGCTGCTATTCTTGTTCCTTTCCAATATGCTGGATTTGCTGGTATAACAGTTATTACATTAGTGTCCTGTATGGGTGAAGTTAAGTCATCTGGTATTGAATAAATTAGGTCTCTTCCAGTTACTCTGACTGAGTTACCATTTTGTCTTAGCATTGTGAATTTCTTTTTAAAATTCTGTGCTGATGCTGCTGCAATTTTTCTTCCTCTTATTATATTTGCTCGTCGTTTACGATTATTTGGCAATCTTTTACCTTTAACTCGTGGTTTTCTCGCTTGTTTATTTTTGGTTTTCTTATTCCTGTTGCTAGTGTTCATTTATTTCCGCTAATAATGCACGCAACTGTTGTGGATCAAATTCATAATTAATTTGTTGATTTACTAGTTTTAATTCTTCTGGAGTTAGTAGTCGTGTGGTTGCTTTTTCTATTGCCTTCATAGTCTCCCAATAGTTTTGCCCTATCTTATACTGTTTTCGCCTGTGGTGAATGTCATAAAAGAATTCTGCTTGATCAGGTGTGAAATCATCTATCTCCAGTTTTATGGTGTTTCTGCTATCTCCTGCCTTGCTATCATTTTTCCTAACTAGTTTATGACTATGTATGATATTAATGCGTTGTGCTGCTTGTGTGTATAACTTTGCCATCTCATCGAATATATCAATACCTTGGTAACTTTGCTGTAGTGCTTGAGCCTGATCAAGTAGGTAGTTGTATCGCTGTTGTGGGTTCATGCATTTGATCTTCCTGGAATATTTTGCTAAGGTGAATAATTTACCTGGGTTCCTTGTAAGTGTTATGTGTCCTTGCTCGTCTTTATACCATGATCTGAGTGAACAGAATTTGAATGAATCAGGTGCTCCAATGTCTAGAAATTTGCATATTTGTCCTAACTTTTCAACTCTGTTGTCTTGTTTTTCTTTGGTTTTAGGTAGAAAAGTTTTTGAATATGCTTGTCTTATCTGCTCATCTTTTACTGTAGCTCGGTACAACACACTAAAGTCATCTCCTTTTGAAAATAAATAATAATGTTCATAAAGTTTGAAATTACTATGATAATTGGTGTAATGGTTGTATAAACTCATTCTTAGTGTGTTTGCAAATGTGGTATCGCAATCACCTGAAAATACTGTGCCTAATACATGATATGTCATCAGTGTTTTCATATGCTTGTTTTCTGATGTTTTTATGTCCATTGTTTTATACTTCATATTTGCCACATATCTAAATAGGTCTTTATCTACATGGTATACTTTGTCAACTAACTGATTGTATATATAGCGTTCTACACCCTTCAGTACTACATCTTGTGTGTTATCAAATGCACTACCATCACCCTCTACTACTTTGGTGAACCCTTGATCTATTAATTCATTTATTTCATCTTCCATCTCTGTTAAATTTTTGCCACCACAATAACCTGGGAAGTTGTCTGCAAATATTTCTTCTAATTGCCAGGTTATCGGGCCCATAACATATTTGATCAGGTCTGGTATTGAACACACCATACGTGGTTTCCCATCCAGTTCTTGAATCTCCACTTTGCATATACCTTCATAATGCATTGTTAGTAGTTTGTACATCTCCTGTGGAGTTGGCATTTCTCCAGGTTGTAATCCTAATGCAATTCTGACTTTATCCATCCTTTGTTGTTTTCTAAGAGGCAAGTGATTATACCAGTCAGCATATGAGTATCCGAAATGTGTTATTTTATCTCCTACATATTTATCTATCATAGATTTGGCATATTGCAAAAAATCACTCGCCATCTCAGGGTCAGGTTGTGGTGCATTTTTCAACTGCCTCTTTGCTGCTGCAAATATGGTGTGTCGGCATTTACCCCATGCCATTCCTGTTACCTTAGTGTCATGCTTACCTAAGATTTGTTCAAACAATACCTTCTTCTTATCTCGATTGTTGTTACACTCGCATGCCAAATCATCGGGGTTTATATTATCTATGGTGTCATTGTAGTAATGTTTCTTCCCCTG